TATAACGAAGAAACAAACAGTTATGAAAATGAAGTTGGACAACAATACAGCATTAAAAGACATCAACCTGTACCTTATCAACTTACTATGCAAGTTGACATGTGGACTAGTAACACAGAACAAAAACTACAACTGTTAGAACAAATACTAGTATTGTTTAATCCAACACTTAATATTCATACCAACAACAATGCAATGGACTGGAGTACACTCAGCTATGTAGAATTAATTGCTACTACGTGGAGTATGAGAGCAATACCCAGCGGCATTGACGATATCATTGATATTAGTACTATGACATTTACACTACCTGTATTAATTAATCCTCCTGCTAAAGTTGTTAAAAACACAGTGATACACACTATCATTGACAACATTGAAGATGTAACAGACGAAGGATTAGAAAGTCTACGTGCAGGAGAAAACTATACTCCTCTATTCACCAGCTATAAAATTGTTACACTAGAACAGTACAAGATGAAGTTTAACATTGACAATAGTGGCAATGCTACTGCACAACTGCTTAATCAAAATGGCAGTAATTTAGATGATAACTCTGTTGCACTTAACTGGGCAAATGTACTTAAACCGTTTGGTGTAGTTAGAGATGATGTAAGTCAACTGAGACTAAAACAAACAGCAGATCCTGCAGATACTACCAACGACATTATTGGAAATATAAAAATAAACACTACCAATGCAAATCTATTAGATATTATATTAGATTCTAGCACTGTACCCAGCAACACACAAGGCGTAGTAGACGCAGTAATTGATCCACAAATTAACTCACCCGGTGACGGAACACTAACTGCTGCCGCTACTGGAGATAGATATCTACTTACCAAAGATGTTGCATTTGGTATTGGATGGAATGGTAGTGCTGGTAAAGAGAATGATATTATACAATACAACGGATCAAGTTGGGATATTGTATTTGATGCAAGTTCTATTACCACTGTACAATATATCACAAACACAACAACACAAGATAGCCTAAAATGGACAGGAAGCAAATGGGTCAACACATTTGAAGGTACATACAATCCTGGCTTCTGGCGCATATACCTATAATGATACAAGCAAGCGGATGCTGTTTTCTAGCCTTGGATACAGGCAGAATCATGCTACAACAAAGAAGTAAAAAAACAAGTCATCCACTCACATGGAGTTTTTGGGGCGGCAAAAGTGAAAACAACGAACGCCCAATAGAAACACTATTGCGAGAATGCAAAGAAGAATTAGGTCCATTACCTGATATTGAAAAAGTATATCCTCTGCATACATTTTTGAGTGACGATGGTAAGTTTACATATCACACATTTTGCACCACGGTGTTTGAAGAATTTATTCCACAGTGTAATCATGAGAGTGCAGGTTATGCATGGGTTAGCATAGACTGTTGGCCCAAGCCTTTGCATAGAGGTGCAAGAGTTGTACTACAAAGACCAGAGATGGTTGAAAAAATTACTACTATATACAACAGGCAAAAAGACAAGTTGGACTTACCAAATTGGCTAGATAGTTTTTAACTAGTCTAGACTTTTTTATCCTATTAGGTATCCGTTGCATGTAGTAAACGCTGCTGTTGATGAGCCGTACATAGCATATTGTTCAGCTAGGCTTGATCTAACAAAAATACTTATATAATCACTAGCCGCCAAATTAAAGATACCTGTAACAGTTGTTTGTTTCCAATTACCTCCAGCGGATTGCATACTATTAGACCTAACACACGTGGATGTATTTCCATTGACACATAGCCATATCTGAAAGTCACCGCTAGTTTTTCCATGCATAATATTAGCATCAAATTTATACCTACCTGCGACCGGCACTGTAAATCTTCCAGTGCTTGTGTTAAAACATCCACCAACATTATGTGCTCCATTAACATGGCTGGTTGACCAACCACCAGCCTCTAATTGGCCTGCGCCAGAAAGAGCTAAGTGCGAGGTCTTATGAGCTATAAATGATGGTTGTTGAGGTTGGACTATTTGGCCTGTATCATAAATTCTCTGAAATTCACGATAACCACTTACTTGCCTATTATATCCCTGAGTAACAAAGTCAGCTGCGCCAGGTGAAGCATTTTTTTGATGAGCTCCAGTAAACCATTCATAAGTTCCAGTATTATTTGCGTACCTAGTACCAGTATAACCATTAATATTAGCAGTATGCCTTAGCTGCATAGTAGGTTTATCTAAGAAGCTATTAGGAGTATAAGCGTCATGAGTATCTTGATAAACTGTTAAACGCCCGTTGTAACCCCCAGTTGTTGTTGTGTTAATTCCTACACCGCCAGAATCAGAAATATATAAGTCGTCTCCGGCACTACTATCAGTGCCAGTAGTAAATCCTATACTTCCAGTAGTTTGATGGCTATAAATCTGCCCCCTGAGTGTAGTACCAGCGTAATTGCTAAATTGTATAAATGCGTAGTCGTCGGCGCTCCTGGCTCTTAATCTCAAAGCATTTGCTCCGGTACTTGCAACAATTTCTAACGGCCTACTCGGATCATTTGTTCCGATACCAACGTTACCACTTGATGTAATACGCATATACTCAGTAGCACTGCTGGTACTATTGAATCGATGTATGTCGGAGTTAAATAATATACCTGAAGTAGCTGACTCTGTGCCTATTGAAGAGTAAGTAGCACTTCCGTCGTTTGATTTGAACTGTATATAAAAGTTATTATCTGATGATCGACCTTGCAATCTAAGACCTGTAGTTATACCGTTTGGTTTAATAACAACCGCACCATCGCTTTGGATTCGCATACGTTCACCAGCTGCAGTATTAAATCTTAAAGAATCTCCAGAATGACTGTATGCTATTTGTCCTCTATAACGCTCACTGCCATTAACACCATCTGCAAAACTTATAGCGCCTATACCGCCAGTGCTTTTAATAGTAATACCAGAGTTTCCGGAATCACCTATGACTAAGTTATTTGCTGTAGTGTACATAGATGATGGTGAATTATTACCAATACCAACGTTACCTGACGAGTCGATGCGCATACGTTCAACAGGAGTTGTTGAACTTTCGGGAGCTGTAAAGAACCCTAGTCTTGTAGGAGTTTCATTACCATCCCAATTAGCATCTGCTTTAGCAGAAATATAAGCACCTATACCTGGGGTATATGAAGAACCATAACTAGCAGACCAAGATAGCCTGCCCATTTCTTCGTTTGTATCTATCCAACCATTAGCTTCTACTTTACCGATAGTAATGCCATTAGTATTATGGCCAGCAACATCTTTATTTACATGTAACTGTGACATAGGCGACTGTATACCAATACCAACATTCCAACCATTGCTAGGGTTAATAACTGTTCTCGGAGCAGCCCCACCGCTACTAGCATATACTCCTAGTATTTCTGAATTAGTGGAACTATTGATTCTAGTATAAAGAGCTAGAGAATGAGTTGAATCATATCTTCCTACCAACGAAGCACTATAATTTGCATTATTATTACCTATTGAGCGTATAGTTCCGTTTACATCTAGTTTTTCACCAGGACTAGTTGTGCCAATACCAACATTACCGTTGGTTTCAATTCTTACTTTTGTAGATAAACTCGCTCCACTTACCTTAGTGTTAAATAGTATTGCGCCGTCATCTTTATTAGTAGCATCAGTACCAGCTGCAAATTCAATTCTTGCAACTTCAGTTCCGTTCCACAGACTACTAAATTTTCCTAGTCCTTGTCCTGCACTAGATCTATTTGAATTGTAAATTATCTGTGGGAAAAAACCATCGCCATGATCTGAGAGTGTTATTCCTGAGTTATTTTGGGGGATATCGATTGTTAATTTGTTTGAAGGAGATCTTGTTCCTATACCAATACTACCTCCTGGAGAAATAACAACATTATATAAACTATTAGTATCGTTATAAAATTCATAACCATTGGTTGTTACACCTGTTTGCCAAGATCCACCACCTCCAACACGTTGTATCCATGGATTACCATTACTTACAAATTTTGCCATAATGCCACTGGGCGGATTTACTGCATTTACATGAAGCACAGTACCTGGATTATTTGTTCCAATACCGATGTTACCGCCTTCTAGTGTTACGGTTCCATCATCATGAACATTTAAATGTCCTGAATTTCCTAAGTCGCTAAGTTCTTTTGCTCTAGTTGCCATTGTTTATTTTCCTTACGCTACTTTCCATATATTGATATTTCCA